ATGGAGAAAAAATTGCCAGCAGGAAGGAGGGATATTATGAGATGTATCTATTTCGAGTACCTATAATTAAAAAGTTTTTAAAATAAAAAGTAAAGAACTTTTTCTAATTATATAAGAAAATAGATACTTTTTTTCTAATATTAATAGTCAATGTTGTTAACAAATCTTTTGGATTGCCAAGGTAAATGTCGTGAGTTCGAATCTCATCGCCCGCTCCAGAATCCTTTTGATTTAGGATCGATGTGAACCAACCACCCAACATTGACGATTTTAAATAACAAAAAAAGGAATTTATTATGATTAAAATATCAGAACTTTTAGACACATTTAGCCAGCAAACTGACTATGTAAAGCGAATTAAGGCAAATGTCGTCAAGCCATACTTCTTTGATGTAAATATAGACGATTTTAATGCGAATCATCTTAGAAGTTTTCTAATGAAACGATTAGGTGAAGGAAAAAAACCATCCACAGTTGTCAAAGAATTTCAGGTTTTAAAAGCATCTTTTAAGCTGGCTGGATTTAAAACCAAGGTCTTTAAAAAAGTACCTATTAAAAATGCCGATGAAAAAAGAGATCGAAGAATGACACAATTGGATCGACAAGCTTTAATGAGA